ATGTATGTTGCAAGTGCTCCTGACGAGTGTATGGATTTGAATTTTCGTACTGATATGATGTTAAGATATAAGTTTAATTCTGTGTATCTTTTTGCTTTGAAGCAATTTGATGGTAAAGAGGAAGGGTTTCTTGGACTTTGTTTTAAAGAGGCTAAGATACTTTCAGAATCACAGAAAGATACAATCGAACTTGCTCTCCCTAATTTGATTGGTTTGATAAATATGAAAAAGAATTGTAAGGATTAAAATTTAAAAAATGAAGGAATGGTTTGACATAAAAGAATTGGTTTGTCCGCACGTTTACGATAGACATGGAGAGAGTGCATGGCGGTTGTTTGATCCTCGTATAATAGAGGTGATGACATGGCTGAGACGAACAATAAATAAACGAATATATGTTAATATGCCATCACTTGGTTTGACACAGCGTGGACTGCGTTGTAACCTTTGTTCATTGGTCAAGGCAAAGACAGAGGCTGGAATATTATATGTCTCACCTCATTTGCTTGCCGCCGGATTTGATTTTGATGTAGAGGGTATGACGGCGGAGGAGGTTCGTCAGTGGCTCGTTCAGCATAAAGAAGAATTGCCTTACCCAATACGAATAGAGCAAGACGTAAATTGGGTTCATCTGGATGTTCTCACAAATTCAAAAGAGAAGATAATATTTTTTCCAGCAACCTGAACGTGATGAAAGGATTTTTCCCATATCCCGAGTGCGAAAAATGTGAATATATAGAGGATTGTCCTCATCCGACGGTTAATGGTGACGGCCATCCCATACCTCCGGAAGAATGTTTAAGAAAAAATGGTATCAATTTAAAAAAGAAAAGAGATGAAAACAGAAAAAGCTCTTAAATGGGTATTCAAAGGTGTTAAGACTTTAACAATAGCTGGGGTGATGGCTATTTTGCTTATATTTGTTTATGCCATGCAACTTTCTAAAATATTGAACAAATGATACAGTATTATGTTGCAGTATTATTGGGCGGACTAATATATCTGCTATTTCAGTTAAATTCAGCCTTTGCGAAAAACGGATTTCGATGGAAGATTTTCATAAAGAAAAATATTATCCCATTCATATTGAATTTGATAATAGGATTTACGCTGGTTTATATGCAGGAAGACCTTGTAAATATTTATCCTATTACTATGTTATCAGCAATGCTTCTTGGTGTCAGTGGTCAGGTCATACTTCAAAAGATACAGGATGTATTCGACCCGAGCAAAAAGACTTTTATTGGGACGAAATGATTAACAAAGAATGTTAAAAATACAAGTGAAAAGTAAAGATAAACATCTCGATCCTCCCCGTTATCCAAAACTTATTCTTCCTATCGAAAAAGAGATGGAGAAAGAGTTTGATGTAGTAATGAAGAAGATGATGATTGATGTGACTAAGCAGCTTACTGTTGCAATGAAAAGAAAAGGATAACGATAGTGTTAGGAATAAAACAGATAGAAGACATTCTCAATCAAGTAAGTAAAAACATACTGCTTTACGTAGGTGTGAGTCTTGGAGAAGAAGTTTTTTCTGAAGCCGATCTTAAACTGTTGCGATCTATGGGGGTGAAGGTGGAAAATATAGGAGGAGATTTTCCACCTTATTATCGTATGTATCTTCTGGGGAGATTGACTAAATTGTTAGGTGATTATAATTCTCAACGTATCAGTTATCAAGATTTTGAAGAATATCTAAGAAGGAAACAATTCCAACCACTGACAGAATTTGAAAAGGTTCAATATAGAATAGCACAACATGCTACTTACACACATCTGAAGAATCTTGAGAATAGAATACGAACTGATGTAAACAATACTATAATCAGTCATTTGTCGAGAGTTGAATATGAGGAAATAATTAAGAAAGAGATAGAGAGAGGAGTAGTAGAACGAAAATTATTAGGTTCTATCATTTCGGATATAGGACATAAGACCGGTGATTGGCGAAAAGATCTGGGACGTATTGTTCATACTGAGATGAACAACATTTTTCAACAAGGTCGAGCTGTTCAAATTGCACGTGAGAATCCAGGTGAAGACCCTTTAGTTTACAAAGATGTCTTTTCAGGAGCTTGTCGTCATTGCATAGAGCTTTACTTGACGAATGGGTTAGGGAGTGAGCCACGAGTGTTTCGTCTGAGTGAGTTGATAGCTAATGGCTCAAACGTAGGCCGGGCGGTGAAAGATTGGAAAGCTGTCATAGGATCAACTCATCCTTGGTGTCGTTGTCATCTACATTACTTGGAGAAGTGGAAACGTTGGGACAAAGAGAAGAAACAATATGTTTATGATGAAATATTACTGGCTGAGAAAGAGAAAGAATTGAAAATTAAAGGTAAAGTAAAAGTCACAGTTGGTGATAAGGTTTTTATAGTATAAAAACTTAATTTAAAATGATTTTTCTTTAAATTAAGGCCAAATAGTTGTAATATTGAAAAAGATAAGGGTTATGTTGCAGAAATTACTGAAATTTTTAAAGCCAGAGGATTATGAATCAGCTCTTCATAATTTTGCTTCGATAGTTGAACAGAAGGCTTTGCTAAAAAGTATGTTAGAGACTACTGCACGTGAGTATTTTGATACGATGCACTCGTTAGATGAATGGCGGGGAAGAGAGAAAGACAAGGAGGTACAAGAGTTAATCAAATCACAACAGGATACATTAGTTACTCATTACTTGAGTTTCTTAGCTGATAAAAAGAAAGAGAATGAGAAGCTTGATTCCGAATACAAAGGTCTTATAACTCGTTATCCTGATTTTGAAAAGTCATTGCAGAGACTTAAAAGAGAAGAGTTTGTAGATAATCTTCTTCAGTCTTATCACAATGGAAAGGTTACTCTTTCGGAGTGTAATATGATTATCAAAGCATTGACGAAAGAAAAAATACGTTATTCAGATAATATTGTTTTCAATCAGGATGGTGAGCTGTTAATTGTTCAACGTTCTCCTTTGAGTGATGGAGCAAATCTATGGACATTGCCTGGAGGGCACGTCAAGCTAGGGGAGAGTCATGAGGAAGCAGCTCGACGGGAGCTGGCGGAAGAAACAGGATTTGTGGTTGATGATGTTTATCAGGTAGGAGAATACGATGACGGTGATGTTCATATTGAGTACTTCATGACGATGGTCGATGATGACGAACAGGTTTCTATTACTAATGTTGATGAGACACGTTATGTTGTGTTTATTCCGGTGTGGGATCTACATCACTATCCTGCTTTTCATGAGAATATGTGGGATAATGTTTACAAGATACTTGGCATTAGTGAGAACGTCACACGAATTAAAAAAGCTGTTGCAGCAGGGTTAGTTGAAAGCAAGAATGTTGAAAAATATACTGATTCTATCATTGATACTTTTATTATTAAGGGTTGTGGTAAGAAAGCGAAGGGTAGATTTCATAAGGTTATGAAAGAGTGGAAGGCAGGCACTTTAAAGAGTGGGTCGGGTGAGCCGGTGACGAGTCGTGAGCAAGCTATTGCTATTGCTCTTTCTGAGAGTGGGCAGAGTCGTGAGCAGAAACAAGAGAAAAAAAAGAAGGAGAAAGCTATCGAAGATGAACTACAAAAGTCTTCTAATGCCGAAGTTGATAAGAAAGAAGAAGGTAAGACAAGTGAAGAGACAAAAGACAAGAAAGAAGAAGAAGTGAAAAAGGTAGAAGAAGAAGAGATTGAAGGAGGTAAGGCGGAAGGGAAAACACTAGAGCAGATTGCTGAACATCATGGAGTAGATATAGAAGATTTGGTAAAACAATACAAAAAAGGCATTCAGGTAGAGAAAGAGCATACGGATGATGAGAAAGTAGCTGCAGAAATTGCTCGTGATCATCTTTGGGAGATGGCTAATTACTATGATAAGTTAGCAAAAATAGAAAAGGAATGAATTTTGAGAAAATAACAATTTATGAATTAGAGTAGTATGGAGAATTTCAACTTTTTTATACCGGCTGAATTTGAGTTTGAGAAAGCAGGTTCGGGTGATAAAAATGATAGATATAAGAATATGATTGTACAGGGAGTGGCTTCTACTAATGATATTGATCTCGATCAACAAATACTGGAGCCAAGTGGTTTTGTACTAGATTCTTTTCTATCAACAGGTCTTATCAATTATGAACATCAAGCAAAGAACACTCCGAAGGCTTATATTGGTGAGCCTCTAGAAGCAACAGTCAAGGACAACAAGTTCTTTGTTAAAGGACGATTGTGGGAGAAATCTCCGTTGGCTCGTGATTTATATGACACAGTAGAAGTGATGAAATCTTCTAATTCAAAACGTAAACTGGCATGGTCAGTTGAAGGAGTGCCTCTGATGAAAGACCCACATAACCCTAATCGAATCACAAAAGCTATGATTTCACATGTAGCTTTAACGTTTGCTCCGAAGAATGGCAATACTTATGCAGATATTGTCAAGGGGGAGTGGCGATCGAAAGATCAGTATGATTATGAGATACCCGCTGATGTTGATTATCTCTATAAAGGAGTGTTTGGAGATAATGAATACACGTTAAACAAAGACTTTACTATCACACGAAAAGCCATGTCGGCTGGCAGCGAAACAGGACAGCAATTAGTTGGAAAGGATACTCATGGAGAAGCATTAAAGAAGGAGTCGTTAGATGAAAATTTGAAAATTTTGACTATTCCTATTGAAGTAACTAGTTGGATCGCAGATAACTGGGAGGATTTTAAAAGAGATACTCGTAGGGCACTTCGTAAAGCTCTTCACAACAAAGTGAGTGTAAATAGCAACATCAACGCTCTTCAAAAAGCTTTCAACGCAGGATTGATTTCCAAAAAAGTTTTTGAAAGTGTTCATAAAATATGAAAAATATTTACAAAAGTATTATTTTAAAATAGATATATTTTAATTTTATAGATAAATTTGAGATGTTAATTAATTAAGTTAATAAAGATGAATGGAAAATTAGCACTTGACACAATAAAATCTTTCAAAGAGATTATGTCTCCGGAAGATTATGATGCCTTTGTGAAAGGGGAGGATTCTGCTAAGTTGCGTGCTTTTCCTGAAGTTCAGGAATTTCTGAAAGCAGGAAAAGAAGAGGAACCTCCTGAACCTCCTGAAGAGGATGAAGAGGAAGAAGAGGATGAAGAGAGACCTCCAAAGAAAAGTAAGAAGTATAGAGAGGAAGAGGAGGATGTGGATGAAGAAGAGAATGAAGAGGAAGAGAAAGCTTTTTCAATTTCTCTTGCTAAAGGAATTGCTGATGAAATCAATGCCAGGTTAGAAGATGAACTTGGTGAGTTAAAAAAGTCAGTTGATTCGATTAAAGACTTAGTTGAGAAAGTTGCCGGTATGCCAATTGGTACTAAAGCAATTAAGGCTGGTGCAACAGCTCAGTTTCTTGAGAAGGCTCTTGGTGGAAACTTCCAAGAAGATGAAAGTGGAAAGAAAGTACTTTCTGTAACTCGGGACAAAGAAGCTGTTCTAAAGGCTCTTGATAATGGTCTTAGTAAGGCTACAGATAATGAGTTGAAGAAGTCTTACGAGAATTCTATTATAAGGTATAATGCAGGAGGTGGTAGTATTGATCAGGAAGTTGCATTAGACCTGTTTGAGAAACATGATATTCGTTTGGTGAAATAAATTTGAAGTATAATTATATAAGGAAGGTAAGATGAATCCATTTAATGCAGATTTATACAATTACAATCAATTAGAGACAGGAATATTTCCTGGTATTGATTCTCCTGATAAGCTCTATGAGTTGGCAAAAGCTATGTCGGCCGGAGATACAACGGGTCAGGGATTAGTAGGTGAATTGACTTCAGGAGCAGCTTTAAAGGTAGAATCATTGGATCCGATGTTAAAAATCCTGACTTCTCAGGATCGTCACATCGTGCTTTATCGTATTCTGCCTAAACAGCAAGCTTATAACACTGTAGAAGAATTTAATCAGTTAGTAGATTATGGTCTTAATATTGGAATCTTTAACAAGGAAGGTGAGACTCCACAGTTTACAGATTCCATTTATAGACGTCAGTCAGTACTGATAAAATATACAGGAGTAAGTGGTGAAGTAACTCATCCATTCACGCTTGTTCGTTTGGGTAGTGGTATAGGGGATGCTTTGGCACAGGAGGTAAAGAACAAAACACAATTTCTCTTGCGTGCCCTGGATAAAGCTATTCCTGTTAGTGATAGCAGGTTGGTTGGTGATGAGTTTGATGGTATTTTCAAACAACATTTTGTAGGTGTAACAGACTCAACTATTTTTTCAGCAGCTAATCTTGAGAAATATTTCAATGATTCGTCGGTCGTTGACGCTCGTGGTTATATTCTTAATGATAAGATGATTGAGGATGCTGCCCACGCTGTAGTTAACGACAACTTCGGTCTTGTGAGTTCTATCATAGGGCCGCCTGTCGTATTTTCCAACTACGTTTCACAATTCCATGAATCGAAACGTATTGTAGTAGGCATGGAAGGTGCTGTTGAAGGAGCAATGA